TAATGCATACACTTGCGGATTGATTTGTACCATTCTTGAATTCATAAATGCCATGTGTGCAGCTAAATGAGCATCATGATCTTGAAATTCAAACGCTGTAAGCAGTTTCATCTGTAATGCACGTGCATTTTCTTTAGCTGGATCTAATGGTTCTGGTTGTTTTGGTGGTGGTTTAAGAATTGCTTCAATTTGTTTAGTGCCTAACGCTTCATAAACACGTCTATACGCTTCGTGAAGGTTGTGCATTGCTGGATTTGACTGTGCAATTTGTAATTGTGTCTGTGCAAGTGTCACTCTTTGTGCCATAGACATGATATTTGGATCTGCAACAGGTAAAATATCGACTCTGTTATCAAAATCTGCAGCTTTAATTTCTCTAGGGCCACCATAAACATCATAGGGATACTCAGGTGGAAGTGATTCACCACAAATTCTTGCTAAAATTTTAAATTCTAAACGCATTGCATAGTAACATCGCTTGTGAACACCACTCATTACTCGTGATCCTCTCTCCATTAGAGCAACAGTTGTCCCTACAGCTCTATTTTGAACGTCATTACCAATGTTTGAATCTGTTATAGCAGCAAATTTTTGTCCTGCTTGTACTACAAAACCTAAAAGATTATATAAAGTTGTTGATGGCTCTGTAAAAGGTAGATTAAAAAACTGATCTCTGATGTTTCCGCCAGGTGCATCCACATCTCTAAACTCTCCTGGTTGAATAGGTTGGTCATCATCTCTAACTCTAATCCCTCTAGATTTAAATCCAGCAGGTAAATTCTTCAAAGTTCCTGCATCAATCAATTGTCTTAGTGATTGAGTTGCAGCTTGTGATAGTCCACCGATCATGTGTGTTAAACCAAAACCATAAAAACCTAGTCCTGGTAAGAATTTGTAGTGTACAAAATATTCTGTTCTTGAATACGTAATATCATTTGGTTTGTAATTTCTATAAATAGATAAAATCTCTCCAGATCCTTCATCAATAGTTACAAGATATGGAATTTTTATTTTCTTAGCTTTGTCGTCAAAGTCTTCGTAATCATCTAAATTTAAATCCACATGCATTTCTAAAATATTATGCAAGTAATCATCACCTGTTCTTTTGATTCCTTCTAATTGATTTAATTTTTTCTGAACATCATCTGGCTCAGAATTAGATTCAATCAATTCAATGTCTCTATAAAATCCTGCAGCTTGTTTTTTAATGACTTCGTTTTGTGTCATCTTAATGACATGTGTAATTCTCTCACAATCTTTTAAATCTGATGCAAAGTAAGGTACAACTAAATCTTCAGCAGGTACAAATTTAGATACAGGTCTGTCTAGTAATGCATCGTAATAAACTTTTTTAAATGTAGATCCAGACAATGGTAGATAAAATAACATCTGATCCATATCAGTTGTGTAGTCTTCCATTTCTTCCATAAGAAGATAATTCATATAATCTTTAACTCGATCTGCTTGTTGTTCGGTAGCCGGTGTCTGTAAGCCGATAACCTGTGTTCGTACAGGACCATCACTTGGTACTAATTCTTTGTAAGCTTGTGCTTGGAATTGTGTAACAGACTCAGCGAGTAAAGGATGCGTGACACCGGAAGCTCCTTTAAAGGGTTTGGTTACTTCTTGGTACTTCGTTCCTAATAAATCTAAACCTTTAATATATGCATCTTCCCATTCTTTTCTGGAAAGTTTATCTTTTTTGTATTCATCAATTAAATCACTAGCCATAGATTTGAGCGTTCGCTCATCCATTGACTCTGCTAAATTTGCATTGAAATCATCTTGAGGTCTCTCTTCAACCGTTTCTTCACCCTCGACTTCTACCTCAGGTAAACCCTCTGGTTGCTCTTCGATTGTTTCCTCAATTTTATCTTCAATAGTGATTTCTTCGTTGTTCTTTTCTACAGCCATATCTTATACTACCTTATTGGTTTAAATATATCTACTACTAATCCACCTTCCTTACGATAGGTCTTCAAAGTTTGTCTCATAAGTGGTGACACCTTAATCGCAAATGCATCAAAATACAAGTTCGGATCTGAAGGATCCATGTAAGTAAATACATCTCTATCAGACATACCTTCGTATTCTTCTTTTGATAATGCATTTCTGTGATATTTTGCTTCTATTTCTTTTCCTTTTAGTTTGTGAGTTTCTGGATATTTAAATCGATCTCTATCTATTTCTTTGTATGGTTTTTTAGGATCTGAAAATGAAATTTTTGTTGGCCCTGCTTTTGAATCATAAAATCTTGCAGTCTTCTTCATGATCTCAGGCATTACTGCTTTTCCTTTTGCATCAATTCCCTTACCACTTGCATAACCGTAAAATCGTTCATTACCCTTTTTGTATCCTTGTCTGTAACTTAATTTGTTAAACGGGGCAACGGCTACATAATCCACATTCTCTTTAGCAGCTTTATTCAATAAGTATTTAAGAGCATGATCTCCATAAGCATCAGCCTCGACTAAGGGGAAGTAATCAAATTTTTCTTGAGAACCAAAAGAAGAGGGTCTTGTATAAGTCATTTTAATTTTATCATTTATATCTTTTAAATCATTTGCAATTGCATTTGCTTTATTGGTTTGACCAAGTTCAATAGCCTCGTCCATATCTTTTAACATCTTAGATCTATTCTGAGATAACAAATTTAGTTCAATATCTTTTTGAAATGGATTAATTCTTCTCTCTCCAGAAAGTTGTTCTGCTTTTGTTAAAGCTTTTGCAACTTTTTGGTTAGCATCAGATTGTATTTCGTGAATTAAGAAAACCTTTTTTCCGTCTGGAGTATATCGTGTATCGTATCTTACGTGATAGACCATGTTTTCATTGACACCGTCAAAGTGACCAAATGTTTTTCTAGCAGCAGAGTTACCAGGAATATCTTCATTCAATCTCCAAACTGTTTCTCTGTAATCATCTCCACCTTCTAGTGTATAGCTTCTTTCATTTTTGTATCGTGTAGCTATAGTTTTATCTGCAAAAGGTTTTGTAACATCATCTACTTCACCAATTAGTTGATTAATCATTCTCTTTTCATCTGCATTTAAATTCGTTGATCTTTTAACCGTGTTTAAACTCTTAACTATACTTTCACTAGCTTGTTTCCAAGAGTTAGGATCTGTTCTAGTAACAAATGCAGCTGCTTGATACTGAGCATTACTCATTTCATCTTCAATTGCAAACAATTTTCTTTGTCTAAAGTTTTCTTTTAAGCTATCTATTTGTTTTCTTATAACAGGTGCTTTAGTTTTTAATTTTTCCATAGCACCTTTTGGTATTCCAAGTTCTACAGGCTGTAATCTATTTACAGGATTTAATTTAATCATACTGCCTAAAGTATTTGCATCTAATTTTAATCCAAACTTTTTAGCAGCATATAATAATCCACCTGTTAGATCTCCCGCTTCATTAAAACTAGCTAGGTTGGAATCAAAAAGTTCTTCCTTATTAATTGTTACTTCTTTACCTGCGAATGGGCCACTATCATATTTAAATTGCTTGGGTCCTCTTTCAGTTTTAGTTGCAGGTTTTCCAAATATTTTAAAGTTTACTTTTCTTGTAGAAGTTAAATGATCTAACCATTCATCTGCACTAAATTCTCCTCTACCTTTTTTCATTACCCAGTCATAAGTAGAAGATCCAAATATAGGTGCTTGATCATCACCCATGTGTAATGGTTTAGTTTTCTTTAATGGTGCTGAAACAACTGGAGCTTTGAATTCTTGTTCAGCTAACTCTTGTCCAGTTTTCTGTAATGATTCTTTTTCGTAACCTAGAAGTTTTTGTTCTTTGCCGGTGGCCGGTGAACTTGATACTTTCTTACCTCCAAGTATCTTCTTACCAATCCCTTGAATGATTGCCTTTAGGGACATGTGTCCCTCCTTACGTAATCTTAGTAGGTCTTGTTCTACCTAGTTTGCAGCCTCTAGCTTTGACCATGGTGCCTGATTTATAACCCATAGGTCTTTGCATCATGCCACCACCCATTCTTTCGTAAACAGGTCTTCCAGTTTGTCTATCTTTCATTGTTTCAAGTCTTGATCTTCTAGCTTGTTCTTTAAGTTTAGTGACTGAAGCTTTTTGTTTTTTAATATCTGTTCTATCTGGAACGTTTAAACGTCTTTCAGCTTTATCTTGTAGATTTGCATTAATACCTTTTATAATACCTTTTTTACCGAGATCAGCGCCACCGCCTACAGAATATTTCTCAGCAGATGATTTAGATAATTTATCATAAACAGATTTAGCTGCAGCGAATGAAGGTGTAAGAGCTCTGCCAACATTTTTAGCAACACTTCTTAATTTATCTGTTTTATTTGGATAACGATCTTTTGCAGCACCGTATTCTTCTCTTCTTGTTTTTTTGCTTTCTGCAATGTAATTATTTTTCCCAGTCGCTTTTTCATTTAATCTTGTTTGACGATCAATATAATCTAATCTTAAATCACCACCTTTATTATATTTCTTAGCCATGCCACCAACCATTTTCTTTGCAGGAAAAGGTTGTCCTTTTGTATTTCCTCTTAAAACATTTAATCCAGCTTCACCTAATTTTTTATAAGCTTCACCTGCTTTATTTAATTTATCAGTTACTTTATCTAAAATATTTTTCTTTTTTGTTTTAACTTTTGACATATCAGCGCCACCGCCTACAGAATATTTTTTAACTTTAGCTTCATCTCTGTTCTTAGCAGATTTATAATCTTTGTATTGTTTAGCAGCAGCGTATGCTGCAGGTACCAACATAGATCCAATACCTAATGCAGTTCCAATTCTTCCTGGTAATTTTTTATTTTTAAGAACATCAGTTACTTTTGGTGCAACTCTATTAATTGGAGCAGTTGGATCAGCTTTGATTGCTTTTCCTTTGTTAGCTGCCATAACTTTACCTGGTTTAATTTTTTCATCTTGAAGACCCATGCCTCTACCTTTTGCTTTTTCAGCTTTTAGTACAGCAAAATCTTTTGCATCAATTTTATCTGGTGGTGGAGCTTTAGCAGCTATCGCTTTTTGTTTTGGTGATAATTTTTTCATACCTGTATTTATATCACCTCCAGAGGCTTTTTTAAAGAACTTACTTGGTCTCAAATCACCAAAGTATTTATCCATTTCATCTCTCCAAGAAGCAGCAGAACCTTCTGAAGTTTCCTTAATAGAAGCTGCTCCTTGCTTACCTCTTACTCTGTGGGGTTGAAATGAGCTACCTGTTTGAGACTGTTTTTTGACAGGTACAATTTGTTCATTTCTTGCACCAGCTCTATAATTAAATGGTTTGATACTTTTAGTACTAAGGCCAGCCTTCTCTTGGTTTTGAGTTGCTTTCTTGTTTCTTTTAGCTCTTTTAATTCTTTTAAGAATCTCAGATATAGATTTACCTGCTAGTTTAATTTTGCTCATTAGTAATACTTATAATCCTTTTCTAATCTCATTGGAGGATCATCCCAATCATCTGAATATGTAGAAATGAAACCACCTTGTCGATATCTTAACACAGCTTGCGTCATACTATCAACATAGTCATCATATTGGCCATTTGGGAATGCTGCACATTCCTCAATAACTTCCTGTGCCCAGTGTTCGTCCAAAGGTGCAAATACATTGCCTGATTCAAATACAGGTGCACAGCTATTTATTCTAGTATGCTTGTCCCGTCCTCGTGCAGGAACGAAATCAATTACAGGGATACCGGCTCTACGAAGTTCATGAATCAACGGTTGCCCTGATGCTTTGGCCTCAACTATAACTGTCTCTGGTTCCCAATAGTGATATTGTTCTAAAGCTAAATTTTTTAAATCTGGAAAATCATATCTACCTTTGATTGCATCTAATAATATAATTGCTTTTTCATATCCCTCTACAGGTTCAAAGATTCCCCAAGTAGTGATAGCAGAATAGTCAGCAGTTTCTTTTGCACTGAATGCAGTATCATAACTTTGAATCACATGCAGCAGTTTTGGTAAATAATCATGACTCCAATCTTGCCACCATTCTCTTTTGATGATTGCACCTTCCTCAGAAGTTGGGTCTTGCATGTATTGTGCGTTCCAGTTTTTTGTGGAGATAGATGCTTTAACAGAATCTAAATCTTCTTTGTTCCAATACTCAGGCCACACAGGTTTATCGTTTGGTAAAATTGCAGGAAATGAAATTACTTTCCATTGATCAGCTTTAGTTTCAGATTGTGCTTTGATGAGCCTTCCTGTTAGATCGTCTTGTGCCCAACGTGTCATGACCACTAAGATTCTTCCACCAGGTTGTAAACGTTGTCTAGGACCAGAGTTATACCATTCGTATGCTCTCTCCATAGCAGAGTCTGACATGGAGTCTTGTTCAGTGTGTGGGTCATCGATAATAAGTAAGTCCGCCCCTCGTCCTGTGATAGAACCGCCTACCCCCGCTGCAAAATATTCTCCACCATGATTGGTCTCCCATCGGCCTTTTGCCTTACTATCTTCTCGGAGTGTAACATTTCCAAAGATCTGTTTATACTCCTTGGTCGCCATTAAGTTTCTAACTTTGCTACCGAACCTTGATGCAAGTTCTGCGTTGTGCGATACCTGCATAATTTTTTTCTTTGGATACTTTCCAATATACCAAGCAGGGAATAAGTAAGATGCGAATTCAGATTTAGTATGTCTAGGAGGCATGTTTATGATGAGCCTCTTTGCATCACCATCAGCTATTTCATGAAATGCATTTGCAATAATTTGATGATGTCCATAGTTCTTAGGATTATCAGTTTTACGATATATAAAATCTTGCCAAACAGCTTGAGCAAATACTAAGAAATCATCTTGGCATAGCTTAATCCATTCTAGCTGCTTTTTTAAAATTATATCCTTAAGTTCTTCGTCACTAAGTCGATCTAAATCCATAAAATTTTTATACCCCCGGGGTGCCTATGGTACCTAAAAAACAAAGGGTCCTTTTTTACAATAGACTAATAAGAAAACACTTTCAACTATTTCATACCGTTTGGGACCCTACTACATTTATATATCCTACTTAGTAAACCCCGTTGCCTCAGGAAACGGGTAGCCTGAACGCGAAAAAAATTACTGCTAATCTAAAAGTTGTTTGGTGTTTGTTAAGAGCCTTCTAGTAGGCGAGTGGTGGGTACACCACGCGAGTTATCGCGTGGTGTTGTCGTGTGTTATCTAGTAAGTAAATGTTTTACAGCAGGGGCAAGATCATTAAGTAGATTATCCTTTAGACTATCTACAACTTGATTGCCAGAATTTTCAAGTATGAACTTCTCAACTCTATTGTAAAGTAGAGCATACATAATTTCATAATTGATTTCTTTTTTCTGCTCACTACTCAAATCAACATCAACTTGAGTAGTTGGTCTATTATTATTTAATCTAGTTTCTAACTGATTAAGTATAGTTATCATGTCAGTATTAGGCATTATGGTCGCCCCCTACTGCTTTGTATTCACAATACTCAATATCAGTTGTGAACTGATTATATAAATCATTATGAGCAATCTTAAAGTTTGCTGTTTCAAACTTCTTTCTCTTACGATTTATTTTCTGCAATCCAAAACTGTTGTTGTTCTCATCTGCAACAACAATAAAATTTTGGTTTGTTCTATTAAACACATCAACAACATTCTGTTTAAGTGTGTCTAACTCTTTAGCTAGTCTATTAGACTTTAGCTTTAATTGAGCATAAGCAAGAATAACTTTTTTCTCATCTTGCTTTAGCTTTTTAACTGCATTAGTCAT